TCACAGGCCCTGTGCGATAATTGCCTGAGCCTGCGCCTGGCTCATTGAGGGAGTGCCGCGCAGAGAGACAGCGCCGATCACCGCCTCGATCGCCGGCAGGAGGGCGCCAACTGCAGCGACGACATTGTTTACTGTTGCTGGCAGCAGTGGCGAGAAGCCATTCAGGATAACCAGACCGGCGGATACGGCACTTTCGAGGGTGTTGAGCCAGTTTTTGGCAACCGTCACTGAGACCGTCTCGGCGGTTGTCGCTGCGACTTCGCCTGTGACGACTGCGACTTTCTGCAAAGCGGCGGTGAGCTTGGTCTCATTGGCGGTCCCGATGACCGAAACGACGGTCGCAGACGTGGCAAGCTGCGACAGACCGCTCTCGATGCTGGTCACGATGGACAGGATCTTTGCAGTCTGGACCGTGTAGGTGGTGTTACCGTTGGTATCGGTTGTTTTGGCGCACGCGGCGAGTCCGACAGCAGCAGCGCCGATGCCAGCGTTGCGGAGAAAGTTGCGACGGGAGAGTGATGTCATGGTGTGCTCCGGGCATAAAAAAAGCCGCCCCGGCGTGGAGCGGCTGATGAGGGTGTTTGTCCCGGCCCGTATCTATCGGGCATGAGGAAGCGATTTTCGCGGAAAAAACAATGAATATTGACGCAGATCAATTTGCATTACTTTCGGCATCAATATTACCGGTTTGCAATGAAGCATGCCGGAAGACGGCACAGCGTCAGTGGGCCGCTGAAGAGTAATAGGACCCACCAGAATGATAGTTCGTCAGTTAATCGGCATTGCAGACCAGTTTTTTCTTGCTGGTGATCGAGAAAATGCAGCTGATATAATAAATATTCTATACCGTGTACTTGATGAATCAGAGGAAAAGCGAAAAACCCCGGCAATCATTTGCGGGGCTTCGTCTGGTCCGGATGCAGGTCCAGTGCTGCGGCGGCCTGATCGCGAGGCATGTCTTTCGGAATAAGGAGTGGCTTATATCCCGGCCCGTATGCTGCAGCATTGAAGCCACGGGACAGGGCGAGCAGCCGGACGATCTGATATAGCACGGCCATTTTCGTGCCGGCGTCAGGGGGTCTCCAGCGGACGAGAATCAGATTGCTGGTCGCGCACAGAAAAGCCCATGTCGCCATGAGCCACGTCGCCCAGACACCCGGCAACTGGCCGATCAGTTGCGCGAGCGCATAGGCGATGGGGTTACTTATCGGGTCCATGAGATTCCTTTTTATTTAGAGATAAATGCTCAAAATTGAGGTTTTATTTTTCTGGGATGCGGGACGCGCTAACGGGTTCGTCACGATGACGTGCTTATAGTCGTCCCCGCGGGAGCAATTCCGCGGTTTCTTTCGGCAGCACTCATCAGCCCCACCCGGGTGATCGCCGGGTGGGGTTTGATTGTGTGGTCAGATCAAAGGAAAAGCCGCCCACTGGGGCGGCTTGTGTTGCCGGGTTAAGCGAAGTAACGTTTCGCTAAACTTCAAAGGCGGAAATACGTGGCACGTATAGATGTTCTTCTTCCGACGTATAATTCTGCAAAATATCTTAAAAGTGCCGTTGAGAGTATACAGAGGCAAACTGTTTCCGACATTCGTATCGTCATTATTGATGACGGGTCGACCGATACTACAAGGCCGCTTGTAGAAGATATGCGGGCTTCGGATACGCGCATTGTCTATCACAGACAGGAAAATGCCGGAATTGTTGCGGCGCTGAATGCCGGTCTGAAATTTTGCGATGCCCCTTACATCGCGCGGCACGATGGAGACGATATATCCTATCCGGCTCGTTTTGAAAAAGAATTGGCTTACCTGGAGGCAAATCCGGATTGCGTGGCCGTGAGCTCTGTCGGTCGACATATAGATGAAAATGGCATTCCTCGCGGCACGATTTCATCACGTAAAGACCTCGATGCCGCTGACTGCTGGTCAATACCAGCCAACGAACCTTATTTATTGCAGCCCATGCTCATGGTTCGTCGCAGTGCACTTGATATTGTGGGAGGCTATCGAAATCTGGCGGTCGCAGAAGATTCCGATTTGCTATGGCGTCTTAATGATGTCGGAAGCATGTATATTTTCCCGGAGCCTTTGGGTGATTACCGCGTCCATTCAGGAAGCATATCCAGCCAGTCCATCGTCAAAGGGCGGCAGCTTGCCGTCTGGTCTCAGTTAGCTGCCATATCCGAGCAACGTCGGTCCAAAAAGGCAGAGGACATCATTTTTTCCTCAGAATTAATGACCCGGATCAACGCAGCCGTTTCACTTGGTGAGATGGTCGAGGCAGCAAGAAAAGTCCTTACAGACACAGAACTCACCTGGCTCAGATCGGCCGTATCAGCAAAGCTCGTTGAACTCTGCTACTACCGCCCTTACGAGCCCGACATAACAGATATCCAGTTTATCCGTTATGCGGTTCGTTCTGACAGCGGCCTCCTCAGGAGGCATGGATACACAAAATTCAGGGAAGGTATCCTGTCTGCTGGCATCAGAATTATGCTTGATAGCCGATGGAAAGACGCTCTCTCGCTTGTGCCAATTTCACGCTGGCCTGTTCTTTTCGCCAGAATCGCATTCCGGATGATGCTGCCTGCCTCCGTAAAGGACAGAATAAAGGATATCCGTCGCAGCAGGCGACTGACGACAGAACCGAGAGGAAATCATAGCCCGACCAGCGCACCTAAAAACGAAAACCCAACAGTCGCCTACATGATCCTCGCTCATTCTCAGAACGAGCAGCTCGATCTTCTCGTCAATGCTTTACTCTCGGATCCGCGTTCCCGCGTATACATTCACCTTGATGCGAAAACAAAAGTGGACCGGGCTTTCCGGTTTGATGATATTTCGCGTGTTCGGATCACTGAAAACAGAGTCCACGTAAACTGGGGTGGTTTTTCGGTTGTTCGTGCGATGAAAAACGTGATCAAAGCGGCGCTTGAAGATAAGAGCAATGAGCGTTTTGTCCTTATTAGCGGTGCATGCTTCCCGACCAGATCTCCATCCGCGGTCAACGATGCATTGCTGGCAGGGAATGGAAATCTGTTTTCGATCTGGGGCCAGATTGATCCGAAAAATCTCTCATCTGAAGGTTTCGGTCGTTACAGTGTGTCGAAATTCCAGCCGTGTGACATCGAGTTTCTAAATCCGAAAAAGAGCATTTTTCACGCTCGCTTATGGAATCTCTACAAAAAAATTGCTCCAGAAATCCCTCTGGAGCGTCGTGTTTCCTTGGATGACCTATGGAAGGGGTCGCAATTTTTCGCGGCGTCCAGGTCTGTTGCGGAGTGGTTTATCGAACCTCACCGGGAACTTGATAGGACGTTACTCTGGGGACTGGCGCCTGACGAAATCTATTTCAATACGCTGTTTGTTCGCTATTTGCGCCAGTGTGGCGAGACGTTCACTGTGACTACCCCGGACGCCGCCGAACAGGGAACTCACTATATTACAAAGCGTGTTCCCGAGCACCGCACACTGAAGCAAAAGCTTCTTGAACCCATTGATCTAAGGAAACTGCACAGAGCCGATCTTCCGAAGATTCTGGACAACTCCTGCTTCTTTGCCCGGAAATGTAATCCAGAGCTGGCTAAGGAAATTCAAGCAGCGTGGGGACAGGAATAAACTCCTCCAAAGAGATATGAAAATGCCATGAATGGTCTCTCCACCAATCTGGCACCGCCAGATCCCGTCGAGCGTAGAGAATGGGTCGCCGGGCGCGACATGTATTTACGGCAGAGAAAATAATCCCCCCTTATGACGCAGCCGCAATAGCGACGTTAGGCGAGCCGACCGTCCAGACGTTGTTCGTCTTGTCCGTAAACGTCGAAGCTCCGACGGTCGCGGTGGACATATCCACGTCAATGAGTTTGGTCGATCCGTCGTAAACCGTCGCTTTGTAAAGGTTCATCGAGCCCGTACCAAAGTTGTAGGCAAGCACGCCCTGTCCTTTGGGTGTCGGGTTAATGCCCGTGTTGCTGTTGCCCGGCGTTCCTGTCTCGACAAGAGTCCAGGTCGAGCCGCCGTCCGTGCTGTTGTAATGATTGATCGTACTGGCTGCGATCGCATTGCCGAAACCATCGGTCCCTGCTGTCGTGTTTGTATTCACAAACAATGCGACTGCCAGTTTTCCGTTGGTGATCGGCGCCACAGTCTTTGGCCAGATATAGTTGCTCGCTCCGTTAGCGGCTGTCCAGAACATTCCGAGAGGAATGCCTGTTGTCCCGCCTGCACCGAGCCACAGCGAACACAGAGTGTCAGCCGCCGGCGAGTTCTCATGATTCGCGTCAGACGCCCAACCGATACCGGCAATGAACACATTGGCCGTAACCTGCGACGGTGCTGAAATACCGATCACAGCGGACGCACCAACAATCCCCGTAGTGCTCGGGAAGTTATTTGACGCCGCGGTTCCACACAGAGTCGCGCCGGAGGTCCCGGTGACGGCAAGCACCGTGTTAGCGACTGCGTCCGTGACCGTCAGAGATGCCGATGCCGGGTTCGACAGCGATCCGTTATTCGTTCCGCTGATCGACACTGTCTGCGCCGTCGTTGGCGCAGTGTAAGTGCTGGTCACGGCTGCTGTGCTACCGGCCGCGAATGTCACCGTTGCCGGACTAAACGATCCTCCTGCGCCGCCATCGGACAAAGTCACGACGATTGCAGCCGTATTCGCTGCACCGGACCCCGGCGTTGCAGTTACTGTCGACCTGCCGCCTGCGGAGACCGAAGCGGGAGAAAGGCCGAGCGTGTAATTCGAGAACGGAACCGCTTCCGCCGAAACCGTGAGCGCAAGCGCTGAAGGATCTGTCAGGCTGCGGCTGTTTGTAAACGACATCGTGCCTGTGCCGGTCGCCGTTGGTGTAACCGTGAAGGTCGCAGTCTGCCCCGTCCCTCCGCTGAAGGAGACCGTCGTCGGCGAGATCGTCCCGGTAATGCCCGTAAGGGCCGGGGTGATAATGGTATCGCTGACCAGTGTCCCTGAACCCTGGGTCACAGTGAACGTCGCGGCGGTTCCGACAGTCAGAGCGGAAGGTCCGGTGACAGAATATGTCGTGGTCGCTGCGGCCGCTGTCACGCTGATTGCTGCAGGATCTGTGAGCGCTCCTCCGCTCGATGCAGAGATGGAGCCGGTCCCAGATGCACTCGGCGTAAAGTTGACCGTTACCGCTGCCGACGATCCGGCCGGCAGCGTGACAGTCGCTTCGTCAAATGACCCGGCCAGCGTGCTCGCCAGCGTCACCGTGACGGCAGTTGAAACGACACCATTAGGCGTAATGACATACGGACTCGACTGCCCCTGCAACAGGGAGGTCGAACCTGTCAGCGTGTAGGATGTCGCGCCGGCAGTCGTGCCGGTGACATTTACCGTCGGAGCTGTCGCCGTCGAAATTCCGCCCGCATTATATGGCACAATGGAGTAGGTGGCCGTGCCGTAAGTTTCTGAGAATGTCAGCGTTGATGCAGAAACCTGCCGGATCGGAACACCGCCGCGCAGGACGATATAGCCGCCAATCTCGGTGTCTCCGACCGCAGTCGGAGCTGCCCACTTGATAGTGTTCACGCCATTTGCAGACGTCCCGGTAAGGCTGGTGACAGCGCCTGGAGCGGTGAAAGTAGTACCAGTTAGAACAACGTCGCCTGCGCTCCATGTGAACGACCCGAAACTGTTCGCCGGAAGGGACACGGGATATCCGGTCGCCGTCTCACCGTCGATCACCGTCACCGTCATGGCCGTAGTGGTCGGATTCCAGAGGAAAACGCCACGCGTGGCCCCGTCAGCATAAAGGCCCGCCTCGACCACGAGATCAGCGGCACCGCTGCCAGTGGTGAACGCCGGGCTGCACTGCAGCCTTGTCCCGCCCGGACCGAACGTCCGGTTGATGTGATTCAGAATATAGTAATCAGGCGCATAGGTCACGTTACCTGTCGTAGCGTCGACGTGCGTACACGCGCCCCACCAGCCAGCCCATGTCGGGTCATTGGTGATCTGACCGTTGGCCGGGCCATTGTCTGCGGTATCGAGGATCAGATTCCACATCATGAGGCCGTTCAGGCCCCGGTTCATCATATCCTTGAAATACTGCCCCGCGAGGCTCCTCACCTGGCTGTCCAGCGTCACAGAGCCGGACGGCTCAGCCATCATCCATTCAGTGCCAAGGACAACGCCGGGTGGCGTCGTAAGCGCGGCCAGAGTCGCATCCATCTGCGCCGGATAGCCTGAGTAATTGTGGACGCCGTATCCATCCCAGCCCGCGGCGAGGCAGTCGCCGATATAGTCGGAAAAGACGCTGTTAACGGAGAGGTGAATCGCGACGAAATACGACGTATCAGCTGCGATCAATTTAGGCGTCACACCAGTCTGGAAAGTCTGAGTAGCCCAGTTTGCTTTCAGGATTTTTCCGATTGCAATCTGATCTGCACTCGACATCCAGCAGCACGGATACGAGGCGCTGTCGACCTGCGGTTCGTTCTGGATCGTCAGATAGTTTACCGGGATGCCGAGGCTGTCAGCCCAGGTGACAAAAGCACTGATATAACCGGCGTATGTTGTCTGATTGGCTGTTGAAGACGAGAAATAACCGCCAACGAGCGACCCGGTCGTTTTCAGTGCAGCCGGTGGTGTCCACGGAGACCAGAGAAACTGAACCGTGGGGTCAATTGCCAGAATGTCCAGAAGGGTCGGGACAATGTATTCCATGAAATTCGTGGGATCGAACGTCCCGGAATCCCATGGCGTCCAGTAGGCCTGATAGTCAAAGTCGTTCCCGGTGTAGGCGACGCGAAACAGCTTCCAGCCTTTATTGACAATCAGGTCAGTCAGGTACGCCTTCCGCTGCGCTGCACTCATCCTGACCTGAAGATTGTAGCACGAGCCGCCGGTCAGCGACGCGCCGACTGCAATCCATTTCTGCAGCTTTTTCGTCGGATCGACGAGGACGCTATGGCCGGGGCGGCGCACAACGACACCGGACGACTCAACAGTTGCAGCCTGCATCGGAGTCGTGAAGGCGGCATCGGACATGACACCGGTCGGCTGGAAGAAATCGCCGGGCTTGAGGCTAGTCGCGGAGCCTCCAGCAGTCGGAGTACCGTTATCGAATGGAGTGAGACCGGTTACTTTTGTCATGGTCAGAATCCAGCCTTCCCAAAGATCGTTACGCCGCCATCATCGGTGTAAAATGTGAGGATTGTTGCCTGATAGGCCGTCGTGCTGATGACAGGCGTGGTGCTGGCCCAGATCACGTTGGGCGGGAGAGTCACCGGATAACCCGTCGCGCCCTGCCGGATGACTACTGTCACCCGCTGTTCCTGACCAACTGTTCCGCCGCTCAGTGTGAGCGCCATCGCCTCAGACGGGGTGATGTCGTAAGCGACACTCCCGGACGCCGGGAACGCAATCGCGTAAGAAGCACCGGGACTGGCAGTTGTGGTCACCGGAACCGTGGCGGTCCCACCAGATCCTCCGGATCCGGAAGCTGCTGCAGCGGACAGAGCCGCACCGAGAGTTGTGGAGCCGCCGGCATATGTGACGGTTGCGCCGGAGAGATTCGACGTCAGTTGCCAGTAACGAGCATCAGCTTCCGCCTGCGTAATGCCGGTAACCGTTCCGCCACTGCTACCGGCCGCGACCTCAGCAGCCAGAGCTGCCAGTGTTGTCGTCACCCCGCCTGACGTGACCGTGTTGGTCGATACGTCACCCCCGGCCTTCACGTAGCGGGCATCACCGGTCGTGGTGGTCAGTGCTGCCATAGCCGCTGTCTGAGCCGCATTGGCAGCGGCCTGAGCGGTTGCGACCTGCTGAAGAATGGCTGTCAGCTCCGCGCCGAGCAGGACCTGAGTTCCACCCGTTGGGGTCACCAGGGCCGCTGCCAGATCCGATGTCAGATGCCATGCCTTGGGGTCCGTCGCGTTCGCGAAGGCAACAGACGGATCAAACTGGTAGGGAGTCGATACGCCTGCCACCTTTCGCGACATCGGCACCGCATCGCCAGCCTGGAACGCTCCGGCCGACGGAAGTCCGGATACCTCATACGAGCTGGTGCTCTGAGCAAGAGCCGTTCCTGAGATCAGGGCAGCCGAAGCCAGCATGATGGCTGCAATGCGCCTCATGGGTTGTTTCCTCAATTGTCAGATCTTTCAGGGAGAGAGCGTGTTGCCGCCAATGGTGATCGGAACGCCACCGATCGTGAGGACGCCGTCTGAGAGATCAGGAGGCGCCGTCGGCTCAGTGTCGCTGTTAACCGGCACAATGACGCGCACGGTCTTACGTCGCCCCTGAGCGGTTCCGATGGTGACGTTGAGCTTTACCTCGCTTCCGGGTGGACCTGACGCCAGCACAATCACTGCCTTCGTGCTGTTGAAGACGCCCTGAATGACGGCTGTAAGATCAAAATCGCCGCCCAGAGGATTCATGACCTTAGGGGTGATCCCGGTAATCGTATCTGACGTTCCTTGCAGCCATTCGGTAAAATCGAATGTGTAATCAAGAACGTCCTCTGACGATTTCTCATCGAACCTGTGATGGCGCGGCCTGTGTTTCTCCTCGTGTTTTGGTGGCGCTACTCCATAAAGATACTCTTCAGGAGGCTCCTCCCTGCGAGCGGCAGGCGGAACCCGGAATACCCTGTTTGGAGATGGATTGAAGCCGGCCGGAAGGTTGAGAATGGTCATGCGTCTATGGCCTTCTGGAAAGCAGCGATGTGCATGTAATCCACAGCGCCGGCACCGGCTTGTGTATTGTATCCGGCCTTCCAGGCAGCGCATTGAGCTCCGGCAAGACCACGGGCGGGGAGAGCAACGGGCGTGCGGTAAAACCGGACTGCCGCCATCGCGACCGAATATGAAAGGCTCTCGATCAGAGAGGAGGAAGCAGGAACCGAGTTCTGAGCAAAGCGAAGAGGAATGAATGTGCGGACAGACGAGGCCAGGTCGGGTCTGTAATAAAGGAAATTTACCCAGGTATCATCGTGAGTTGCCGACTCCATCTGGCAGACGCCAAGAGCCGGTCCGTTCCCGATCTGCTGAAGATGGCTCAGGCCACTTTCGACCAGAGCAATACCAGTGTGCAGCTCCGTACGCGCTTCGATATCACCGGGAAGACCGAGCGCGACAACGACTGGCCTCACAATAAGATTTTTGAATTGCGACAGATCAAGACCGCTCATGGGTGTGGCGCTCCGTGAAACCACCATTGCAGGCCGCCGTAAATCATCAGGCCGCCGCCGCCCGTGAGCAGGCTCCATAGCCGGACAGCGCTTTTGATGTTCTGATCGCGACGGATTTCCCGCTCTTCCCGCTGTCTGTCTTTTTCAATGAGCATGTCGAGCTTTTTCGTTTGCTCAACGGCCGTATGTGAAACGGAGGTTTCCAGACGCGTGAGGTCGCGGGACAGGCCATCGACCTTGGTTTCCATCTTGTCGAATTCGCGTACGGTAACGAACGGGCCGGCGAGATCCGGAACGGGAATGGCTGCGGGCATGTCTGGTCCAGGCAATAAAAAAACCCGGCGCGGTGGCCGGGTCGGATCGGGTCGGATTGTGCGGCAGCAGTTACGATGACGGGGCTTCGTAAACCGAGCCGATAGGGTATTGCCGTGATGGATCGGAAACGCACGCCTGCCCGGAAGGAATCGTCATCGTCCCGGAGCCGGTCCACATAACATTGTTTACGACATATCCGACGGGATGACCGTCAGCAGCCTCCGTCAGATACACAGCATAGACCACATCAGAACTCATAGATCACCTCGCCTGCGCCGCCGGCACCGCCGCCGCTCACGCCCGTGCCGCCAGAACCGCCTCCGCCTGTGGTGCCGGCCTGTCCGACCTGACTCGTCCCCGTCACCTGAACAGCCGATTTGCCATAGCAAGGACCACCAATTCCGCCCCATGCCTGAGAGCTTCCGGCGTAAACGCCGGCGCCACCACCTGCGCCACGTTCAGTGCAGTAGCCAGTCGCAGTAGTTATGGTCGCCGCTCCGCCACTTCCACCGGCACCCACCGATCCTTCAGTCGCATTGATGCCGCCCGTCCCGCCCGTAGCGCGAACGACCTCCTTGCCGCTGACGTAGAGAATTGTGTCTCCGCCGGCACCCCCTGACGAACCGTTATTGATTCCGCCCGCGCCGCCCGCGCCAGTAACCCACGATACGTTATTGCCCGGCTGGACAGAGATTATGGCTTTTAGCCATCCACCACCACCGCCGCCGCCACCTGCTGAAACGGCAGACGACGTATTCCCGCCGCCAGCGCCGCCGCCGCCGCCACCCGCCGCGAGCATGAACGTAATTCGATAAATCCCTTCGGGAACCGTGAAATTTCCGGCCTGTCCGGACTGGACCAGCGTACCAGGGGCCTTTGTGCTTGCCAGGCACAAAGCCTGAACCGCTTGCAAAACCTGCGTCTTATCGGAGCCTGACGGCGCCAGACCGGCCGCGACAACGAGATTATAAAGTTCCCCCATCACCATATTGTAGTGATACGAGGGCCAGCCAGTAGCCGGCACTCCCGTTGCCGGATTTCCGTCGGTTGCCCACTGAGGCGTTCCTGATGTCGGAACCGTGTCAGCGCTGGCCAGCGGCACCGAGTTTGATGCGATCAGAAGATCCATGTCTCAGCTTTCGTAGTTAAAAATCAGAACGGTATGAGCTGGCTTCAGGCGCTCAAATTCACACTGGAGGACAGTATCGCCCCAGGATGCGAAGGCTTTTCCGAACTGATCGCCGAACGTCAGATGGGAGATCGTGAATTCGGGCATGTTGACCTGCCAGGCATAGGACCAGGCATCGCCGCCGAACGTGGTCCCGAAAGTGCGACCGAACCGCGACCGCGTGAACTGGGTGATGGTGATCGTGTAGCCAAGGGCTGCGGCCAGACTGATGAAGTATGGCTCCGAACAGCCTCCTGTATCAGTCAGGCGGGATACGATCTGCGACCTTTGCTGAGCCAGTGTCGGATTATCGCCCGCGCATGGGTCAGGAAGACCGAGCGTCTCCTGCCATTCCGTCAGCAGTTCTGTGGTCGTGGCAGGGAACGCATCGACGATGAGATTCGCTGCCCTGGCGCTCTGGCGCACATAAGTTGGCGCCCAGACTTCCATCAGCTGCGCGGGAAGACCGTCCGGCTCACGCGACCAGATCCGGCCCCGCGGGAGCAGGGAGAGAAGCGCCTTCTTAAAATCCGCGACGGAGAACGACGGCAATGTCACGCCGAGAACTCCACAGTGCCGAGAACAGGCATTGAACCGACGTTTGCTGCGGTCACCGGCGCTGCCGGCGTGGTCACGTTGAACTGCGACAGACCGATCGCTGCGATCGCCTCGTTCCAGTAATTCGGATGGATCGTCCCGCCCGGGGCTGACAGTCGCCGGAACATATCGGTCAGCGCGGCTTCGATCTCAGCCCGGTTATCGGATGTGTTGTCGTCGCCGAGATCCGCGATCACGAAACTGACCGGCTGCGCGACAGGCGAGCAAACGATAACCAGCGATTCAACCGGCTGATTTTCATAAAGCGCATTCGCTACAAGCAGCTGGTCGCCTGTAGCGGCAGCATACCGGTCATCGCCGGCTCTTGCTCCGTCTGTGCCCTGAGGGAAGCCTCCCTCAGCGGAGCGCGCTGTGTCGAACATGACGTGGACAACCACCGACCCGGCGCCAAAGCCGAGGGGATTGGCCCATGCGCGGGTCACGCCGGGGACGGCTTCAGCCCATTCGACGAAATCAGCCTCTGATCCGCTTTCACCACCCTTGGCGTAAGCGGCCATGATCCGGGTTCGGAGATCACTGTCGATCTCCTCATCTGCCCCGCCGGTGAAGGCCACCGAGACGGTGCCGGTTGTCTGCACACCCGCTACCGGGCTGGACAAGGTCGCAACCGCACCCAGGGCGATATTCCCGGCTGCGCCGGCACTGGCCGCCGCGCAGGCAAGGATTGCCGTCGTGCCTGACACCACGCTGTCCGCTGTGGTGATGACATCCACACCGTCCACCACAAGAGCAGTCCCGGACGGAATATCCGCGCCCGTCGTCACGACGAAGCTGATCTGTCCGGACGCGACGGTCGCGGGCTTGCGGTAAATTCCTTTCAGCGCGCCCCAGGCTTCCAGATATTCATCCGTCGCGGTCCAGGGAACAGACTGCTGTGCGATCCAGTCGAGATAGCCGTAGTGGAGGTGTGCCAGTCCGGCCAGCACCACCGACAGAACGTAAAGCACTGAGAAGCGCAGAAGCTGGACCACACCCGGAATACCACCGCTCTGGACGTCCTGCAGGGCCTGCTGACGCAGATCGGTGAGCGTCGGACGTGAATACGGCACTACAAGCCCTCCCAGGCCCACGAAAAAAGAAATGTCTGAGGCTGCGATGCACCGGGCTCAGTCACGGTAACCGCGAACTCGACAGCGGCAGGACTTATGACGCTCCAGGCGGTCGTGACATCGACCGCCTGGGCGATGCCGTCATCGATGAGCCATTTAAGCGCCTCCAGAACGACCTGTTTCAGTTCCAGAAGAATCGCCGTCTCTCCCGACTTGATGGCCCTCCGCAGCTGCCACAGACGCGACCCGATCGGCAGATCCGCCCAGGCGTCTCCCCACCATCCTCTCCGATCGCTCATGGCGCTTGTCGCGGCATTGCCCGGGGGCTGAATGCCGACGGCAAGATCGGTCGCCGACGGCTCCTCCGGCGCGACCCGGTCGCTGAACAGGCTGACCATGATGGCTGAGCGCAAGGGGTTATCGAGTGCCAGATCGCCGTTGATGATCGTCCAGTCACCGCGCGCCTGCGCGACGTTCCACGTGATTGCAATATCCATGATGCCTCAGGATTTCGGCGGTCCCGAGGTTCCGGATCCGCTCTCAACACCTGTATGCTCGTGCTGTTCGAGCGAAATTCCGTTTGCAGTGACGTCACCGGACGAGCTGATCGACCCGTTGACCGTGATGTCGGCGTTAATCGTCAGCTTGTTTTCCGCAGGACTCAGGACAATCGATCCGTCTGCCTTCAGCCAGACCCGGCTTCCGGTCCGCGGATGAAAAACCGCGACGTCACCGGGCTCCAGATCGGAAGGCCGCCCGCGCTGATCGCCACAGGCTATGGCGACGCCCCTGGACCGGTCACCGGCGAGAAACGTGACAGCGATATCGCTCCCCGGAACCGGCCGGCTGGCGAAGCCGTAGAGCTGCAGCAGCGGCACGTCCGAGCGCATTTCACCGCCGGGTAGAACCACCTGCAGCGTGGGCGTGGACTGTGTTTCGTCCGTGTCGGACGTCTGCCGCCCCAGTCCGAGCGCCATGGAGACACGGCGGGCAAGACGGGACAGGGGAGTGACCATATGACCTCAGCTGTTGATCGCCTGAACAGCCTCGCTGGACTGTGCCGGCAGCAGAATGGGCTCCGGCTGATATGCATCCGGCGGCATCAGCACGATATCCGCCCGCGTTCCATCGGAGCCTTTGTGGAAGGTGATCTCACCGATGACCTGATCCACCGAGGCGCCATTTTTCCCTGTGACGGATGCGATCGTATTCGGTGCCCAGAGAACGGAGTCGTCATCAAACCAGCTGTCACAGGTGAGCGTTACCGGACGGCTCCGGCCCCAGCGCCTGTTGACTTCCCACTGCACCCGTTGCTGAGCGACCTGATAATTCGCGTCGCCCAGCTCAATCGGAATCAGCAGATTGCGTGTGCGCGTAATGCCCGGATCCGTAGCTGTCGCCTTGCCTGAGATCGCGTCCATCTGGCTGACGTAATTTGAATCTCCCGGCTCAGCGAACAGCATCGCCGTATTCTGGATGATGGCGGTAATCTTGGAATATCGGCCAGCCATCGAACGTACGGATGTCATTCTTTCGATGTTATGACCAAACAGAAATCCGCCGTTGGCGCGCTTCGATCCGACGACAGACATGGTGACGTTTCCGTCGGGCCGGTCGTAGAACAGAACGCCGGCCAGCCGGGCCAGCCGCTCGATGACCTCGTAGGCGGTTTCTGTCAGGATCACGGAGAACTGCTGAATATCCGTGTTCCCGGCACCGTCGACCGGAATGATCTGAATACCGGCGAACTGTGCGACGCGCTGAGCGATTGCCAGCGCGTTCGTACTGTTCATCTGATAGGTCGAGAATTCCGCTGCACAGTCCACAAGGTCCATGCTTTTGCTTGCGATCTGTATCCGCACGTCATGGCTGTTTGCGCTGAACGTCTCAACGGCCATCACGACGTATCCGGTAATGAGCAGCTGTGTTCCGACATAAACCTGGGCGCTGTCTCCTTCATTAATCGTCAGAGTTGTCCCGTCTTCTGGCTGCCACAGCGTGACGCTGAGATCAGCTGTCCACGGCATGATTTCGACGCCAACGCGGATGGTCGCCCCGGTCCAGCCCGTCACAAGCTGGCTGCCAATTACTGCAAAGACCTGTGGCTCCGTTGGATTGGCGTAACCGAGAAGCGCACTGATCTGCGCCAGTATTCCGCTCATGCGGAGAGCGCCTCGAATTCGTTTGGCATAAATGCCGGGTGAACAGGATCGGCCCGGGTGATCAGGTCATCGGCCCGGGTCGCGTCAGCGTAGAGCTGCTGGGCAAGAGTCAGCGCCGGCAGATTGCTGTTGCGGGTGATCGTGATGATGTCCGGAAGCTTTGTCGCCCGGCTCGACAGGTCCTGAGCAATTTCGCCTTTCAGCTCATGCAGCGCCTGGTAGCTGTCATCATCGATCGCGTCTCCGGCGATCTCCTCTTCCGCCTCGATAAGAGCCACGATTCTTGCTGCCATCGCTTCGGCATCCGCAGATGACGTCGCGGTCCAGTCTGACGAAGCCTGAGCGATCGAGGCGATTGCCGCGCGACGACACAGAGCTGCCGTCTCGGTCTGGGCTGTCGCGATTGCAGCACCGATCGGTGCGGTTGAGGTCACAACGGACGGTGAACAGGAGGCGAGGGGCCACAGCAGCGCGATCTGATCGTCCGGATCGGCAATCAGAGATCTGAGTGTTTCGGTCAGCGACTGCACGGCACCGGCAAGTGCGGACGCCGTATCGATGGTGGCGAGCGACGTTACCGCATCGGCAATCGTCGCGCGGCTTTCCGTCAGAGCAGCCAGAACGACGTCGATTGTCGCCGAGCTGTCTGTTTCAGCACCGGAGATCTGCGCATAACGACCATAATTTCCATTCAGCACGGAAACGGCCGATGCCTGTGCCCGGGGCGATGTGATCGCCGCGGTTGCAGCGGTCGCCCATGTCTGAGTAACGGTCTGCGCTGCAGCAATAGCCGACGATCCGCCGGAAAAAGCGCTGGCGGTCCTTGACTGATAAGATGATCCGGATGCCGCACTCAGTGCGACTGCAGCGGCTGCCACTGAAGCGTGCAGCGCGGTGACAACCAGTGTGGAAAGAAGACTGGTATATTCGATAAATTCGAATTCCAGCTCAACGATATTTCCTCGTCCGTCCGGTTCCTGCCATTCGAACCGCATACAGTTCGCCTGGATCAGTCCGATGCTCGGGTGCATCAGCAGACCCGGACCAGGCTGCTCCGCTGCCTGAGCCAGAAGGTCGCGCTGAGTATAAGCCAGAGCACCCACCGCGAAGCCGCGAATGCGATAGCTGCGGCCGGCGCGTCCGAGATCCTCGACCCAGACGCCATCCCGGCCGGGATAATCATGCACGGCCTGTTTACGTCCGTTCGAACCGCCGCTTCCCATCACGGCAAACGGAACCCCCCTGAACGAACACTGAAGATATTCAGCTGCCGTCGTCAGTAGAGTGCCGCTCATGTCTGCTCAGTTTCCGGTTGCGCTATTCTGCGGATCCATCGCCCGCACCTGCTGTGTGGTATGCACCGCAAGTTGCGGTGACGCGCTTCTGACGCTTACCCGTGTGCCAGGCGGCGCGTTTTTATGGTCGATTTCGACCTTCAGACGCAGATTGTTGATGGTATCCTCAAGTGAATCACCGCTTGATGCACGGGACGGGACGCTGAGATCCGGCCCGGATGCATTCAGGCCGGAGAGAACGGCGTCCGAGTATCGGGTGCCGGGTGTGCCGAAGCCGTCACTACGGACCTGACCACGCTCCAGCCAGTTAACTGCTGCCCCCATTCCTTCATTGTGAGCGTAGCCAAGGGCAGCCAGCCTCTGGCCGGGCGATGCTGAGCGATATCGGGCGCTGTGCACAGACATGTAGCGGGAAGCGAGATCCGAATAGGCTTCGAAATATCGCTCCTGCATGGCCGGATTTGCCAGAAACTGCTGCTGTGAGGGGGCTGTTTCACCAAGATAACGGGCCGCCTCTGAGATGGCATCCGGACTCATCTGATATCGGCCAGCATAACGACCGCCGGCACCGCCCATCTGGTTATACCGTGCGCCCTCGATGTCGGCGACAGCCCGGGAATAAATCCCATACTGACCCTGACTGGCGCCCGTATCGCGCAGCAGCATTCCCGGGCGATAGGGCACGCCGGCCTGAACGCGGGCCTGTTCCGCATAGGACCGGCCCAGGCCAATGCGTGAGAACAGATCATCGACAAACGAGGCCGTGTTTGAATGGCTGTCGATCCAGCTTCCAAGACGATCGCCCGGATCGAGAGCATTCAGAGCTGAGTGGGCAGCGTAACCAGCTGCTCCCGCGATGGCTGTACGACCTAGCATCCCGAGAATGCCGCCTGAACTGGCCGTGTTCATTGCGGTGACCGCCGCTGTTGCGGCTTCGGCGTTGGTTCGCATCCGGATCAGTGCGGCGCTGACACTGAGGACACCGCCGGCGAGAGAGGCCACGCCGGTAAGCACAGGCGCAGCATAGACTGCGCCGATAGCGATCAGGGCATCACGGCCAGCTGACTGCCATCCGCCAAGCCCGTCAACGATTCGCAGAATTTCGTCATAAACACCTCGGATGTCGGTCCTGATCGTGTCCCATCCGCCTGTTCGCAGCCAGGTTATGAACTGGCCGACGTAGCGTGAAATATCCTGAGCAATCCAGTCACGGTTCGCCGCGATCCAGTCGCGCATCTGGTCGATGACCGGCGTAATCACCGGTTCAAGAGACTGCGCAACGGAATAACCGAAGCCCTCGACGGCTTCAGTCAGGCCTGTCTGTGCCTGCTGAAGCCTTGCGGCTGCATCAGCTCCTTTCTGATTCATCAGGCCGAGACGCTCTGCCTCGCGGATATTCGCCTGAAAGGCCTGTTCTGTCTGCTGAAAGATCGGCAACAGACCCTGAGCAGCGCCACCGAAGATCTTTGTCGCGGCGATCGTCCGCGCTGCCGGGTCCCGGATGGCTCGCAGACGCTTTGCAATGCGATCGAACAATGCATCCGGTGAGAGCTGCTGCAGCTCTCTGAGGCTCACGCCGAGCGCCTGAAACTGGACCACTGCCTCCGGCGCGAAGCCATGCATCGCTTCCCAGCGCGTGCTGGCCAGTCCCTGCAGGGCGCCTGCCATGGCATCGGCGGATCCGCCGGACAGCCGGGCGGCGTTCTGCATGGCCATCAGGCGCTGAGGCGCCATGCCCATGGACCGGGCCGTCGTGCGCAGCTGCGTGCCCATTTCTGCCCAGGCACTCGCAAGACGGTAGACGCCGGCGATACTGGCGGCGCCGGTGATCGAGCCAAGCACCGGAACGATCTGCCCCAGTGAACGGAACGTGCCAACGGCACTTCTGCTGACAGAATCGATGCCGGTCCGCAGATATCGCAGTCCGGTCACATTGGCGAAGCGTGCGAAAGCGGACTGGAGCCGGCGGACAGGAGCCTGAATGGCTGCGATCCGGGCGTTGATCCGCTCCAGCGCCGACGACGCGCGATCGACCGCGCTGATCGTAACTTTTACGCCACTGTTCGCCATTGATGTCCTGGTTTCTGCTTAACGTCGCGCTGACCGCGCACGCTCGGCCTGACGTTTCTGTTCGGCGGTGATGCGATTGGCGTCCTCGACCGCCCGGATGAGTTCTGATCCCGTCAGGCCGAGAAGCTCTGACCTGGTCCAGCCGGTGTAGAACTGGCTCAGGTCAGCGGGGAGAGATTCCCAGTTGCCTGGCCAGCGAGAAAAAAACCGGTCAGGTAGTCCGCGGCGCGGGCGAATTTGCTGATCGGCATCCTCAGGACGGCCGCCTGATGCCATTCGCTGACGTCAACCACGAGCCGGATTTCCGCCCGGAGCACCGCTTCAGGTGAACCCGCCGCTTCTCCCTGTTTGTACCGAAGCCTTTCTTCCACCCGGGGTTCACGCAGCGTCATCCGGGAGAAATCACGGCCACCGCCCTTTAGAGACGGATGAAATGTCATTTCGTATTCAGGTGACAGATCCAGAGCAATTTCATCGACCGGCCGCATCGGATCGCGCCGGCTTTCCTCTTCGAACCGGGTGACCCACGCGACCGCATGATCCAGCTGGCGGGAAGGCAGCTTCAGGATGCAGTCTGTGCTGCAGCCAGAGACTTTCGCAACGAGTTCGATCTGAGAACTGTAAACAGTTTCAAGTGTAGGACGGGCGCCAACAACCCGTGCCGCCTCAAGCGTCTGATAGACCGTCGGCTCCTTCAGTGTGATTTCTTCATATCCATTGACAGGATTTTTCAGAATTATCTTTGCCGTGTCCTTTCGGCGTTCATCACTTCCGTCATCTTCCTGGAAGCCAGTAACCCGCAAAATCTCGGCATCAGTCGGCTCGTTCATGACACGACATCCGCCACGACGCTGTCACTTTCGACCTTCAGCTCGAATGTACCTTCCTGAGTATTTACGACTATTTGCTCGACCTGCCAGGCATCATCCGCAGTAATGATCTTTCCGTTTGCCTGTTCGACAATGATGGTCAGATCGCTCGCCCCCTGGAACGACATTGGATCAATGTCGCGACGATCGCGCAGGGTCATCTGAATATAGCCCTGAACAGGCATGGTCAGAAAACCTTCGACGGCGCTCTGACCCTTTGCGGTTTCGTTCTGAGTGCCCGCTGCTCCGTACTGACATTCACCGACAACATTCCAGGCGACGCCATTGATGGTTGCCGTCGCGGTTCCGCCAAGGGGACCGCGGTAGACTGATCCGGACATCTTATCCCCTTAGGATTTTGTGAACTGAACGTCGCCGGCGATGACGCGAAGCTGATTAGCGAAATCGTAAGGCATGAGAAGTTTGACCACGCCGTTGCCACTGTTCACGGCGACAAGTCCGGACGAGAAAACATCGGCGTTCTGGCACCAGAGCTGCTGGCACTGATATCGATAGCGTGATGCGCAGGATTTACCGATGAGAGCAGCGGTTGTCGCCTTGATGCCGGCACTGATTTTCGTGCCGTCCGCAACGAGGATAAAGCCGGCGAACTGAGAGCCGAGCCACGTCCTCATATCCTGCATACAGACCTGAGCGGTCAGCATCGTCTCGATATCGAGATAGCTGTTGTCCGGCAGACCTTCGGCGTTCGTCTGATACGTCGTCACCAGACGCTCGATATTGACCGTCCCGCTGTCATCGACCGTGAAGGTCGACAGACCGTCCCAGAGGAGGCTGTTCCGCTCGGTGAGAATAAACCGGCCGGCATCGGTCGGCGGCATGACTGTCAGGGCGAGACCGGTCACAGGCAGGGCAGGATTGGTCCGCATGCTGATTGCCGTCTGCGCGCCGATCTGCGCAGCCCAGATCAGGGGTGAGGACGGACTGTCGGAGATCGGCATGATCGTGGCATGCTCATCATTGAGCGCTGCCCCGAAAGCCGTCGCCTGTCCGAACGCGCCACGATAAGCCGTGATCGCATGGCCGTAGAGCTGCACCATGGGCGCCCATCGACCAGTCGAAGTCGACAGCCATTCTTTCAGAGCCGTAAGCGAACCTGTGTCGGAATACGGATGCAGAACTAGGTCATAAATTCGCTCGCCCTGATTATCCAGAACCTCGGCGATCGTGGTCGGATTGGTCGTGCCGCCTGAAAATGCGTTCGCGATAACCGTAAGGCCTGCCGGGATCGACTGGCCTCCGGATGTTCCAAGAAGGGAAATACCGAGCAGCATATCATTCCCGGCCATCCCCTTGTTGCGGGCGGTCAGGACGACGTTACTGGCTGTCCCGGCCGTCGCCGTAACCGGCAGTCCGGAGACACTGTTGATGGCGGTTACTGCTGACGCAACGACTATGGCTGCGGTGTCGCCTGACGACACACCGACGGAGACGAGCGCATCGCCGATATAGAGCGACAGGGTGCCGGCGGCTGTAGCGGCCCCGGAGATAGTGAAGCCCCCTGTTGCCGCGACCGCAGCCGCATCATCCGCGAGAGGCAGAACCCAAAGCTCACCCGTTGTATCGATCGCGCGATAGGCCTGGACCATCAGAGCACACTGAGATCCGGCCCCGTATTTCGCGACGGCGTCCGAGTAGCCCGCCGAGATTGTTGCGACACCGGCTGTCCCGACGCCGCCCCCCGTCAGCATCTGTCCCATAATCAGGACGCGACGGGCGACCGTCGCTGTGTTGGCCTTTGAGTTATCCAGCGAGAAGTAAAAACCCGGGACCCGGTTTGTATCCGAATAGCCCGGAACGGTGATCGAACCACTCATGCCGCGCTACCTTCCTCAACCGCGTGTTCCGTTGGATGATCTGCGACAGGCTGGGCCGTCGCTGGTGCTTCGGCTTTCACGACATCCCCGAATTTCAGGCGGCGGCGCCAGAAGGTATTATCCGGGACGTTCTCGCCGTTACTGCTGAGCAGGCGCATGGAGCCAGGCCAGCGCACAGCGCGGCCATCTGCCGGTTTCACAAACATGATGGACCTCAGTTTTCTGGGAATTTCACGGACAGACCGGCAAAGTGCTGACTGGCCTCAGTAGTTATTTTTCCGGTGATTTCTCTGAGTGGCGCACCGATCGGCGGATAACTCTCGAAATATTCCAGCCCAGCAAGCATCCGCAGTTCACCAATATGCTCCGCTGCTTCACTGGAAACGACAAAGTTCGTCCTGAGATATGAAATCTGAGACAGAGCGCTCTGGAATTCTACCGAATACATCAGCGACAGTTCTATCTGCTCCGCCATGGCTTCCAGAAGAAGCTGACACTTTCCGGGCGTTCCGCCACAGACGGCGCCGCGGATCGCCAGATCGCTCACCCTGACGAAATCCCCGGCGTTCCGGCCGGTGCTGGTCATTTCATCGTCAGGGATCTGCAGATAAATCGCGGGTGTATCTGCCGGCGTAATCGGCCAGCTGCGCGCCGTGAAAACCCTGTCTTCCGCAATCGTGCTGTTCAGGAGGGCTTCGGCTGCCAGTTCACGAAGACGCGCACGATACAGAGCCATTTTCACGGTCCGCTTTATTGAGAATGAGTGAAGCGGCGCCGTGACTGTCGGGCCTAACCTCCTGAACACGATACGGTATGCCCCGGATTAGAAACCGATCGCCCTGAACGGGAAGAGACGGAAAATCGGCTATTCTGATTCCAAGGATCGGGTGGCTGCTCGACAGATGCACAGGTTCCATTCCGTCTTCGCCGCCGATCGCGTCATAGGCCTGAAAGCCTTCGTCAAAGATGCCGCGCACGGTTACGCCGGCAGGTGCGCGACGGTGATACCATGTGACATTTTCACCGAAGACATTCTGACAAGGGCCAAGCACCAGACCGCTCCAGTCAAACGGCCCGGCTGCGCCGGTCATGACGGAACGGCAGGACTACCCGCAGTTTTGGGAGGCGGTGTCATTGGCGGAGCAGGTGGTGGAGGGGCTGTTTTCGCACCATCCACTCCGGCCGCCACCACGGCAGGAGCGACTTCCGCGTCACCGGCGCGGCGCGCAATTCCCCGACTTTCCCAGAACGCAGCAACGCTCTCCGGAACAGTTAGATGCGAGCCGACAGGGCGCGGCGCAGTCGGAAACCCCGGGTCAACCTTATCGTAAATGAGACGTTTCGTGACGACGCGAACGGTTTTCTCTTCAGAATTTGCCATGATCACCTCAGAGTGCCGGAGCAGGGATGGCTGCGGCAGGCGCACACGCCGTCGCCGCAAATGACGCGTTGACCCGCGACGGGATAACGATCGGTGCTGACTGCATCATGAGATTGATGGCTGCAGGGTTTTTCGAGAACCAGAGTTTCGGCGCATAAGCCAGAGACTGGTAGCTGAACTCCGGATCGAAAATCAGACCGAAAGCCCGCGTGCCTTCAAGATCAGGCGACGTCATGATGACGGTTCCGTCCGGAATCATCGGCTCTTCGACATCCGTGCCCGGATCGACATACCAGTCATTGTAGAGCCACAGACGGTACTGTCCCCATCGGCCCATGTTGATCGCGCCCTGTCGCATGGCGCCACCCATATTGACCTGACTGTCCCCGGAACGCTCCATCCAGACCGCGTTCAGCACCTTGATGTCGTTCTTGAACGCATTCCATGTGCTGTTCGTGAAGATGATGTCTGTCGGGGCTGCGCCGGACTTTTGCAGCATCGTTGAAGCCCACGACGTCAGGTAGTCCGATGGATAGATTCCGGTCTGTCCCCACTGTGCCGTGCCGGACAGGGCGATTGTCAGCGCGGGATCGCGCTGGAAATCGACAAGAATTGGCTCAGGAAAACCCTCACCCGTGATGGTAACGGATCCGTTCACGAGAGCCTGCGCCGCCATCCACTCGAGGCGGCGATTGATCATATCGACCTGATCCGCCATTTCCCAGGCCAGATTGGCATCGAGGCGCTGCTGCGGCGACATTTCACCCATGAGGCGCTCGCCAATATTGCGGCGAACAGGCTTCAGGAGATCAGGGTTGCGAAAATCCTTGATATAGGCCGGCTTGAACAGATTGGTCTGCCAGCGCCGGCTTTCCACCGGCTTCCCTTCTACAAGGGGAGAGCAGAACGGTGCCATGCGCCGCTTACCGACATCGACGTCGATCGCGACTTCCGGAGCATCCGACTCAACCATGTTCGGGAAAAAGTTATCCAGCAGGAAGGTCTGTGCCAGCTTCAGGTTGCGGACGAAATAGACCAGCTCCGCTGTTGTATAAACGCTGAGTGCCGCCGCCAGCGTTCCGATTTCGCCCTGCATGGGCGTGGTTGTTCCTGACATGAGAGCCTCAGACGATGGTGTTGGAGAGAGCCGTCTTTACGTAGATCGGCGCGGGAGCTGCAGCAGTGAGCGTGGCAGCGGTCCAGCTCGCGTCGAAGGTGAGGTAGTTTGAGTTGAACTCACCCTGGCGATAGATCGACCCGGCGCCGGTCGTGCCGGCCGCTGTCGTAACCGCGTCAACCATCACCCCGGCAGGAACCTGGCTGCCATCAGTGGCGGTCGCGACACAGAGAATATAGGCACCGGTTGCCGTCACCTTTCCAACGACCGAACCCCGAAGGAGGGTCTGGCCGGCTCCGATCGTCACATCCTGTGTGACGAGCTTGAGATTGCCGGCGATCAGCTGGTCAGGGACAAACGTGGTCTGCTGCGCTGACGGATAGAAACCGTAGGAATTACTGCCCGACATTATTTTCCTCCTCGCCGTGCATTGGCCGAAGCCGCCAGTCGCGCTCCCGGAGTTGTCTCAGATGAGCCGCCATTGGCCGGGACGGCCTGCCGGCCTTCCGCAGCCATGCGATCCCGAAGTGCAGGCGCCCTTTTTTCAGCAGAAGCCTGCACCGGGGCTGCTCCCGGCATCGTGCTGAGCAGACGGACAGCCGCTGACCGGGTCAGCGTGGTGCCAAACGCGATTTCAGCCGCAGCCGCCGGATTGCGCGCCGCTGCCGCTGACCGGAAGATGGCAGCGCAGCGCCCGCGCTCACGCGCGCGCGCCGAAGCCTTGTCCTCGTCTTTTTCGTCTTCGGCATCGGTGTCGTCATCGCCGTCGTCGTCCGGAGCGCTGTCATCGGCCTTTTTGGCTTTTTTGCCCTTCTTGCCGGTTTTGTCGTCTTCCGGCTTGTCATCGTCCGGATCTTCCGCCGTCGTGGCGCCTTCATCCGGGTTCTCATCCTTTTCCGGCTCTTCGGCCCGGGGGCGGTTGAGATGCGCGAAAGGGCTCGCTGTCGCGTCACGCGAAGCGCTCATACTCATTCTCCGTTTCAGAAATTGTCAGTTAAGGGCGTCACGCAACGCGATAAGCGCCGCATCCGGGCTCATGACGGCATCGGCCAGACCGAGCTTCACGCCGTCGTCACCGAGGAAAGTCTCCGCTTTCATGTCGCGGATTTTCTGAGGATCGAGACCGCGATTGCGGGCCACCAGATCCACAAACATCTCGCCGAGACGATCAATCGTTTCCTGCGCCCGATCGCGGGCGCCGTCGGTCAGCGGTTCGACCTCCAGGAGTTCGGCCTTATGCTCGCCGTATCGGAACACGGTCACATTGATTCCCGCCTGATCCAGCATCCGACTGAAATCCGTATGCAGCATCAGCACGCCGATGGATCCGGTACCGCCAGTGCGCGGAACAGTGATCTTTTCGGCTGAACTGGCAATCGCATAGGCCGCCGAATAGGCCTCGTCCGCGAGAACCGCCGTTATCGGTTTGATGTTTCGCGCATCGAAAATCCGGTCAGCAAGGTCATAAAGTCCGGAAACCATGCCGCCCGGACTGTCGATGTAGAGCACAATGGCTTTCATCGACGCGTCGTTCAGCGCCTCTTCCAGACGAGCCTGCACATCTCCGTAGAACGTGACGTACGGATAACCCCAGCCGCCCTGACCGGCCAGCAGAAGACCTTTGATTCCGATGACGGCAATCCCGTCCTCTTTCCAGAGCGGCGCACCGGTCCAGAAACCGTCGGAATCATCGAAAAGAGCGGTGACTCCTGCCGTTTTCAGGGTGTGCTGCAGGACTGCCGTACGTGCGGCCGAAAGCGCCAGAGGCCGGTTCAGAACCGCATCTGCCTGAACCCTCCTCATTCTTCCTCCGGTTTGTCTTTTGTTTTTGATGCAGGTTCGCCGCCACTCCATTCCGGAAGCGGCAGTCCGCGCTCTTTAAACGCCCCGACTTCAATGGACCGCTGGTCGAGATGTTCTTCCCAGTCAGCGCCTTCATTGATTGCGCATTCGGCTTCCAGCGTGGACAGCCCGGCATCCATGCCAAGGATGGCTCCCTGTTTTTCCGCGACCGGATCAATCCAGCCGCGACCGGGCGCCAGCCACCGGCAACGGGCGTAGGCGTATTTAGCCTCCACGAAATCCGGTGCATCGCGGGGCAGGGGAAGGTCATCGACCTCCATCATTTCCTCAATGAGCGCTGTCCGGATCGGAGAAACGAAGCCGATCTGAAAATCCTCCCGGCGCCGTGTCAGTGTTTTCCATGATTCGAGGAGTGCTCCACGAGCCGACGAGTAGTTGACATCGGACCAGTCATTGCTGAGCTGGAAAGAGGCCATACCGGCGCCCGTCGCCACGTTGTTCAGAACCGCCTTTTCAAAATCATGGAAGTTACTGGTCGGGCGTGCCGCACTGACCGTGCTGACCTTTTCTCCGGGAAAGAGCATCGGGATCCGGGATCCCTGAATGCTCAGGTTCCTGCCATGGTTCCATTCGAGCTGCTGTCCCCATCGTGCCCCGAACATGTTCTGGTTCGGCATGCCGGGATCAAGAGCTTCCGCCGTCATCTGATGATCGAACGGGCTTTCGATGTAGGCTGCAAAAACCGAGTTGATGATCGCGGCATCGAGCTCGCTTCCGTCATATTTGATCAGCATTTTCAGGCGCTGGACAACCGGAGTGAGCATGCCTGCGCCACCCCGGTGCTGGGCCGCTCGGTGATGCTCGAACATATGCACCACCTGCCGGCGTCCCCAGCTGGTTTCGCGCGGGATGCGCTCCCACTCGACGCTCTGTGCCGCGTTATACCAGTCAGCCTGATGCGCTTTTCGGATGAAGTAAGCCTGAGGGACGCCCCGGTCATTGATCTCGACGCCACCGCGGACGAACCGCAGATCCATCATCATGTTCGGGTTGCTCAGCCTGTCCGGATCGATGATCTGAACAGTCGTCGCATAACGTGCCCGGCCGTAGCCGACCGATGCTTCATCCCATGGCAGAATGGCCAGGGCGTCCCCGTCGATCAGAAGATGCCTGAATGCCAGGTGCATCTGCTGGCCGAAGCTCAGCATGCGTTCGGCGTCGTTCCAGTTATCCGGACAGTTCGCCCAGAGCCGCCACCGTGCATCGAGCGCGGCGCCGAATTCACGAGCCCAGTGCGCGTCGAATGCTTTGTTGCCGCTCAGTTCCGCCAGTGCCCGGTAATCAGGCTTTGCGACGGGACGCAGATTGACGCCGACCGCGTTATCGAGCGTCCGGGTGATCGCTCCTGATGCCCAGCCGTCATTACGGACCAGGTCACGGACCCGGCTGACGATCTGATCGCGATACGGGTTGATCTCCGTATCGGCCGAATAAAGGAACGGCTGCCAGGCGGCGAGATGCTGACCCCAGTTGTCGGCCGCATCAAATGGCACCTGGAACGGCGCATTAAGGGCATGAGCCCGACGCGGATCCGGAGGAGCCGGTGCGATACGGTCAGCCCGGTGCCGGGCGTTCTCTCCCCGGAGAGCGCCGGCAATACGGGTAAGGAGTCCTGCCATCAGAAAATGGGCCGGAGAGCACGGCGCCGACCAATACCGAGCTGTCTCTGCAGCTGCATGATCAGAGCCGTCAGCCCGGCGATACTTGCCTGCGTGTAAGTGACCGAGCGGCTGCCGTCTCCCTGCGCATAGGACACGCTTACCGGTTTTCCGCCCGTCTGGAGCTGGATCAGGGCAGACTGAGCGCTCGCCAGCGCCGCCCGAAGCTGATCGGGTGTCATTCCCGCGAGAATGCTGGTGTCGGGGTTGTATAGCCTCTCCACCGGAAAGAACGGGATTGTCATCGTAGTCCTCTCCTTCGGAATGCCTTGATGATTTCTTCCTGCACGATGCGGTCCTGCCGCCGCGCGATGGTCTGCTCGACAATGGTCTCGACGGGCAGCACAGCACGGTAGGAGGGCGCCCGCGGCACAAACTTCAGGATCTGAGCCACCTTGCCGGGTGCGAGCAGCCTGTAGACCCCGGTCGGGCGTCCGTTTCCACGTTCGCGACCGACGAAGTATTCACTTTTCCGGCCTTTCGCGACCTTGCCCTGCCGGGCAAGGCGCCGGGCCGTCCTGTCGCCCATATTGGCGGATGGATCCGCCATCAGACCGAGACGACTGAGGATCTGGATCAGGACGCCACGGCTTATGTTGCCATACTGGTCCAGCGGCGCATCGGCTCCCGGCACGACATACTGACCACCCGAGACCGGTCTGAGCGCCCTCTCGAAGCGTTTCATGTCGCGCTGGCCACCGCGGATCTGGGGACCCAGATATTTGATGGCCGGCGTTCCCTTCGGTGCATAATCGCGCGTTGCGACCCATGCCTCCAGGTTGTTCGATCGTGCCGGCCGCGTGAAGAAGCCCCGCAGCGTGAAAGGCGTCGGATCCTCGAATATCTCCCGCATGCGGTCAGTGACCTGCAGCCGGGCACCTGTGGCCAGCCGGTTGAGCGCTGAAGCTGCCGCTTTCGGGATCTCTTTCTCTGACAGGGCGCTCAGATCCCGCATCAGCCTCCTGGCATCGAAGCTGACTTTAAGATCCAGAGCCACGCGAATTCCTTCAGTTTGAGCCGTATTTTCTCGCCATCTCCGCCATGCTCATGCCCTGTGACTTCACCGGCTTCACGATGGACGGGCTGTCTTTCGTTTCAGCTGTCCGGGGCACGTCTGTGTCGGTCTGGATGGGTTTCACCAGCACGTTCTGATCCCAGTCAGCCGCCCATGCCGGGGGACTGTCCCAGTTGATCCGGCGAAGACCGTGCAGCGTTGCCATGACGTCCGTCATGACGAGCAGATCGAGCACCTCATTTCGGGACGAGGCCGTGAGTTTCTCCCATCGGCCGCCTGCGTTGCGTCTTTCGGAGACGATCTGCTCGAAGAACGGGTGAGGGGGCTCCTGCGCCCTGAGCGCGTAAGGGAAGTGAACAAACCACGGCCCCGGTGCTGCGCGCTGCAGCTCGGTCTCAGCATCATCCTTGAAGCTGTTTGGGTTGAAGGCACCAAGAGGGATTTCTCCCCGCGCTGCCGCATTCCGATCCTTGCGCTGGGTATTCGGATACGAAACTGCCAGCTTCGGGGCGTTGAAACTGGACGCTCCCTTGAGCGGCAGGATCGTCCAGGCTTCCCTGCCTTCGATCTGTCCGATCATCCGCGCCCGCATGGCCCGCCTGGAGCGCCTCCATGCCCCATAGGCCTGAAGGGTAACGCCTTCAGAGCCGCCTGAGTCATAGCCGATCGCCAGAACCCGCATCCCCCGGCGACTGCCGTCAGCGAGCGGATAGAGCGTTTCAGTCAGCTCCGTCAGCAGGGCATCCCAGTCTGCGGGGCTGGTAGCTGGATCAGCGGCCACGCGGCGATGTTCGATGATCCAGCTTTCGCCTTCTTTGCCCCATCCCCGCGTCAGAAACTCAAAGCGGTTCGCCTGGACGTCGACGCCAACTGTCAGGAAACGAACACCTTCGGGCACGTAACCGAGCTTCAACCCCGGTTCAGCGCGATCGGCGAGAGTCGTCGCATCGAGCGAGCCGGCGCGCCGAGGAGACTGATACGGAAAACCAAGTCGTTTGATGGTGACTTCCCGGAGATCCTTGTCGTCCCCGGTGACACCGCAATCCCGCTCAGCCTTCGCGAACTCACGGGCGAGCGTCCCAAGACCACCCGTGACAAAGGGAGACATGAGGCCCGTAATCCAGAAGCCGGCGATATCACTCCGAAGCATCTCTCCGGAGACATCTCCCTCCACAGTGATCTCCTGGCCGGCGCCGACCCAGATGCCGTCCAGGTTCATGGTCCGGCGCCAGCGGTCCTCAATCAGAGAGCCGCAGCATGGGCAGAGCAGCGCGGCCGCGTCCCTGATCTCATCCAGCGGCGCATTATCAGGCCAGTGCAGCGTCATCTGGCGCGCTGTCCCAGGCGTCGGGCTGGAGAAGCCATTGCAGTGCGGGCAGGGCCACCACCATGTCCGGCGGTCGCTGTCCGCGTAGATTTTCATGATGCCATCGGTCCAGAGCGACGGGTCCGCTCCCTGCGCGCGGTCAGGGTGGCTCTCCACGTAGACCATGCTTTCCATGCCAAAGCTGTCCCGCCGCATGGAGAAGAGCTTGTAGGCGTCACCCAGATCCTTCGGGAAGGCGTCGAGCTCGGTCGCGATGATCCGCGGCGCCGACTTTGAAATCATGTTCGAATAGGTGGCAGACAGGAACTCGACCCACATCCCCCTGAAGCGTTTGAACTTCATGGACCTGTCTTTTGGCAGCGTGCCCAGCCGCTCTTTCATTGCCGGATGACTGTCGATCATCGGCTCGATTTCGCGCTTCACGTAGCTTTCGAGCGCGCCTTCGGTTTGGGCGTAAACCAGCATGTCCGCCGGGTCGATCTCGACCGCCTGCCCGAGCCAGTTCTGCCCGCACGCTGTCTTGCCGGACCGCGCAGGCCCGACTACGGCGGTCGTCAGGTGCGTCCGGCTGGTGAGAGCCTCCATCGGCCCGGTCAGATAGGGAGCCTCTTCATGCGACCATCGGCCGACATAACCCCCGCCCCGGTTGTCCAGGAACCGATAGCGCTCAGCCCACTCGGCCACGTCCATTTTCTCGGCGGGCAGATAGGCCTGAAGTGCGTTCCGGACGATCTGACGAGGATCCGCGAACTGGACGTCGCCAGGCATAAGATCGTCATGTGAGGTTAAGCTGTCGCTCATCGGCGTCCGCGTCCGTATCGAGGAGGGCCAGCGCATCCCGCACTGACTGGCGCTGCATGTCTGCGAACCGCGTCTCCACAGCTCTCAGCTGGGCATCGGACCAGCGTTCCTGCTGGCCGAGACGCCGGATGAAACTCATGCTGTCCCGGCTGAGCCGGGCGAACGCCGCGCCGAACATCTGCTCGACCTGCTCCGCAACCACCAGCAGTCCCGATCGCTCGGCTTCTTTCCGCTTCAGGTCGCGAAGCTTCCAGAGATCGATCTCTTCCTTGGGCGACATCCTGCGACCGCTGTCAGCCAGGGGTGCCGGCGCCGGAAACAGATCCGCGAAGCTGAGCTGAAGCGCCATCAGCTGCTCATCGCGGCCAGCCTTTTGCTGGGCTTCCTCATCCCGTCGCTCGGAGAGGAACGCGAAGACCGCCTCGACATCGAACCGGTAGCTGGATCCGTTGGTGCCGCGCTGTGCGACCGGGAATTCCGGCCAGCGCTCCATCCAGGCGGTCAGCGTGGGAAGCGACACCTTCAGGCGCCGGGCGAGCTCACGCTTGTTGAGCATCGGCGCGATGTCAGGACCGCGGGCAGTCGCAGCAGTGTCGGACGACAACAACAACAACAGAAACCCTTGTTTTATTTGCTCAAAAAGTTCGTCTTACCGGGGCGCGAACTACCCCCGGATGGCGACCCCTCCAGGAAGGACCCACAAAGATGCATTGATTGCCCGGAGGCGATGCGCTGAACGCATAGCTCACGAGGCAGGGGAGGGGGCGTGACGCGTCACATTGTCGCCTCCCGCAAAGTCTGAACCCGTCAGGGAGACGGTCCCGATCGTCCAATGAAAAAGCGGCGACACCCTCATGGATGCACGCCGCCTCATCATGACATTGCAGATACTGCAATCTGGATAGTCTGGATAGGGGAAAATTACATCGGGCCGATTTTTTTCGCGATGACCTCGCAGGCCCGTCTGTGCCACGCCTGCGCCGTCTGGTGATGCACTCCGAGCAGACGCCCGAGCTTCCGCCATTCCCAGCGATGTTTTCCCGACAGCGGGTTCACGATCAGACGTCTGTTCACCACGTCGCGCTGACGTCTGTCGTTCAGCAGGCTGACCCAGCCGAGCGCGATATCCATTCGTGCGATCGCGTCCGCAGTCGGAGGCGGCAGAAACTCATCGCTGTCACGAAGCCAGCCGAGATCATCGGGGTCGTTTACGATGTCGGGCCAGTTGATCCGAACGCCAGCCGGCCGAAGGTCCTTCATCCGCAGCGTCGCCAGCGTCATGCCAGCCTCTTCGAGCCATTCCTCAACCTGGTCGACAGCCGGACGATCCGGGCTGAACTCAGTTGCCTTCCGCTTCCTGAAGGTCAGACCTGAAACGTCGACGTAGTCGTCGGGCAGCAGCGGGGAAGAGACGTTTGCCGCCGCTGATGTGCTGCCGGCTGAAAGGTGCCCTTTGGTGCCCATTATGGTGCCCTTTATTCTCTATATATATCAGTTAGTTAGTAAGAAAGGTTACTAAGGGCACCAAGGGCACCTATATTTTCGTGCTAATCGGCAAGAAGCACGAAGATGGCGAAAACATATATACGAGCGAGAAAACAGGTGCCCAAAGGCATTTGGGTGCCCTTTAGAATATATCAGCAAGTTTAGGTAACCACGCAGGTGCCCTATGGGTGCCGTTACAGCTTCTGGTAACCTTTAGCCGTCATCTGACAGCCCGATTTCACAACACCGTATCCGGATGCAGCCCTTATGACTGCGCCCGTCCATCTTGATGACGAGCGGTCTTCCATTCCGATCTTTGCCAGCCTGACGGAAACTTTCCATTCTCATCAGCTCATAGACGAATTTCTGTCCGGCATAGGGCGTGTCTTTGAACAGGTCGGAAAGCATCGCATTTCGTGGCCAGATCCATAACCCGTCACCTTCACTCCCGCGCGGAGGCGCCATGCCGCTTCGTGGCAAAGGCTCATCCCGCCTGACTACCCTGATACCATACATTGCCAGAACGCTCTCGACGTTCTTTCGTGAATAGTTCAGATCGGCGCGCTGAGTATCATCCTCGTCGTCAAAATCGACGTCGCCGTCCGGCTTCAGCATCCGGCTGATCAGAGCCGACATCGAACGCCGGTCAGTTGACCGCTGCATCTGGACCGTCTGCGACAACCAGTGATCCACCATCTGCTGGGTTCCACTGACAGCCTGAGTTTCCTCCTCATTGCGAATATATCCGGCAACACCGAGAACGGCATTGTCCGCCTCCTGCTCTGTTGGCACATGATCACTGGTCAGCGTCCACCAGCCCGCCAGCAGTGAGCCCATCTGGTCCATTTCGCGCGGCTGACAACCGGACCTGCCAACGGCGGCGCGGAGGACAATACGGGCCTCACGATAACGCTCCCATCCGGCCAGTGTGCGTCCCCACAGCGCTGGACCATGTTCAGATGCCCATTCCGCGAGATCCCGATGTTCAGTCGTATGATCCGAACCGGTTGAGGCAGCCTTCATCTCGACAATGGTGAAGCGACCGAAATGCTGCGCCTCCATATCCGGCGGCCGGATCGACGCCATGATGATGCTGCCGGAGACCGAGATCTTACGCGCTACCCCGTCGACGCCACCGCGAGCACCGTTCGTGCCCTCACCGCTGGTCGCGGACAGGACGAGATCGAGGAGTGCCCTTGCCATCCGCTGATCGATACGATCCGAGGCCTCGTCGATAAGCATTGGGATTGCGCGACCATCCACGGTCTGCTCGATGCCGGCCTTTGAGGCGTCATTCGTCGAGAATTTAAGCGGGATGGCATTCGCCAGAATCTTGAGCAGCGATGACTTCCCGCTGCCGGCAGGACCTGTGAGAAACCCGGCGGGACGCCAGGGGATCGCCGCACCGTAATAGGCACAGGCGAGCATCCCCATGATGATGATGCTGCTGCCCGGAATGCGGAAATTAAACAGCTCATCAATCTGTTTCTGCAAAAGGCGCGGAATTTCACGATCACAGGGCTTACCCGGTCGCGGCTGAGCCGGCGCAGCTGCCCAGATCTGATCGCCGATCCGTGTCCCCGGCCGCTCCAGGCGAGACCCGATAAGCACACGATCACCGCAATGGACGACAGGCATTCCGTCGGGAGCGGGCCATATACCAGGGCGGCGGATCTTAATGTGATCGCCATACAGACCAGCATGGAAGCATTCACGCTGCAGAAATTCAGCGCTGCGGTTGATATTGAAGTCAACGACAACTTCTTTCGTAATCTCATCACCGCCGGCGTCCTTTTCTTTGACCTTGGCTGTCTTCGGGAATTTCTCTTTGAGCCAGTGAACCGACCCGCCGAATAACGACAGCAGATCAGGCCGGCGCGTCATCTGAGAGGCGCGCAGCACTCTCAGCTGGCCCACGCGATCGAGAAAATAAAAGCTGCCATCGAGATGACCGACGACAGCGACAGGGCAGGGCTGTTCTTCCTGTGGCGCTTCAGGCGGCCCGCCGCCATCGCCTTTGCCGCCATCGATGACCTGGAAACAACGGTCAGCCGTATCGATCGAGTTTCTGATCGATGTCAGGCTGTCACTGGATGGCATCGTTGAAATCCTTACCTTTCGGCGGCATGGCCAGACGCACCTCGCGGCCAGCGGCCAGATGCGTGTCTATGGCCTTGCGCAGACCATTCCTGGCCGCCGGATGTTCATCACGGTCCGCCAGGATCAGCACCTTGCGCGCTGAATCCGGCAGACGAACTGTTCCGAGGTTGCCGAGCGAGATCGCGGCGAGGATCCGCAGCTCAGGGCATGCCAGAGCAACGGACAGACACGTCTCAATTCCTTCCCCGATGGCAACGGTCTCGGCCGGAGAAACTTTCTTCAGAGGCTGGCCGGTTTCGCCTCTCCGCAGACGGATGCAGGAGCCCGCGAACGGACCAAGAACCTTTTTGGGCAGCTCCAGCTTCGCCTTTGACCATTGTCCACCATGCTGGCCGAGCCACGTCTGGTGCAGCGCGACAATGCGCCCGTCCAGATTCGTGATGGCAGCCAGCATGGCGGGCAATGATGTGCCGGTCTCCGCGCAGTAATGTTCCGCACCAAACCGCAGGGCATGGGGAGGATGATCAAGCCGTCTCAGATCAATGCCACGGCCGCGCAGATAAAAATCGACGGGAGTGTCGAGAATATTCTCCTGAGCTGCGAGCCACTGTTCACGCGCACGGCCACGTCGTTTCCGGGCAAGCTCATCGGATTGCTGCTTCGCTTCTTCCGCTTTTTGTCTGATTTCGACCCGGCGCTCCTCGACTTTCTCATTCGTCAGCCCGAGCCAGTTGCAGGCCCATTTGTATGCTGCCTTCGTGTCGCCAGCCGTGACACACGCGGCCACGAGATCCAGAGCGTCTCCGCTCTCATCACCTGCGAAGTTTTTCCACACACCCGCCTTTGGTCCGTACAGATGGACCGAGACACGCGTGCCTGGCTCACCGGCGAGGCTTCCGGCGGCCCATTCGGCGCCCGATTTCTTCCCTCCCGGCAGCAGCTCGCGCGCCAGCGTTTCCATGGACTGGGCGAGCATGACCGAAACTTCGGACGCAGACAGCTTTACGGTCATGCCGCTTTATCCATAATCGGCAGCCAGCCGCCTTGATAATGCGGCCCGATGTGCCCCTTTTCCCAGACAAACCACGCATACTGCTTGTTCCCGCCTTTGCCTTTCATGATGACGCCGCCAGGCGGCATATCAATGCGCTGAGACGCGGCCCATAGCCGGGCTATCGGATATCGCTGATACCAGCCAGACCGCACTATCCCCTCCAGAAACCGGATCGGGAGGATCAGGCAGACTCTTTCCGCACCTGCTTCCATTCCCAACGCGACAATCTCTTCCCAGCATGAATAGGGAGGATTCGTAATAATCGTTTCCGGACGCCAGAACGGTATAAGTCGACGGAAATCACCCAGCATCCGCCTGTTTGGGGATTCACCACGATTGATCAGGTCTGAACCAAAAGCGCGAATGCCCTCCCGCTGGAGCGTGTCAGGAATGTTCCCGAGACCACAGCAAGGATCCATGACTACGTTTGTGAATGGCCTCTCGACAGCCAACAGCGCACGAACCGAAAACGCAGGCTCACGATAAAATTCATGCTTCACACGCTCATAGGAAGAAACTTTCGCAGTCCGGCTCATGACACGCGTGATCCGGCTTTTTTGTCAGTCAGCGAAACGAACCGGCTGACCGGCGCCCGAAATCCGAGCCTTGCCAATACAGGGGTCACGCCGCGACGGGCATTCACGATATTGCTCAGATGCTTATCGCCAATCCCGAAATGCGGCGCCGCCGCGCGCTGGCTTCCGCACTCGCGAATAAAAGTATTCAGTTTTTCGTAAACCGCCGTAAGCGGAGCGAGCACTGTCGGATCCGCGGTGACAGGATAACGGAGCACTTCCCTGAGGCCCAGCGCCGCCGCGACACCTTCGTCGACAACAGTCGCGTCCTGCGTGTCATAAACGCGCCTGACATCCAGTCCATGCTTTCTGGCGAAGCCTGTTGCACCACCGGCTTCACGAATGGCCGTGTTCAGCCTTCTGAAAAAGACCGTGGGCAGAATGAGATCACCCGACATACCAGAAACCCACCGGCGCTTTCATGGCGCTCGTCGAAATAAGCGTCATACCGCCTGAGGTTCTGACCTGCCCGGTCATGTCCGGCCTGATCCGCGAACTGGCGATCAGCGCGCCAACATCGAGTTCCCGGCGCCGGATGCTGTAAGGCTTCCTGCGCACTTTCTCGCCAAACTGGCGCTCCGTCTGGGATTCAACCAAAACGTACCTCCAGGCCGGCGCCGACAGGAAGGGCACGCACGCGTTGTCTGGGCGGAGCTGTTCGTTGCTCTGACGGCGCCATCGATCGTAGCTGATAGACCCGGCGTTCAGAGATCCCGAGGCGCCCCGCTATTCCTGAAACGGTCACCCCTGAGCGGGACAGAAACTGAACAGTCGCGGCAATGCGCTGCGATTTTGTCATCGTCAGATTATCCTTCCGGTGAATTGTCTGATGTGTGCAGCCATCGGTCGACGCGGCGCTCAATCCGCTCCAGCCGTGCAATCCGACGCCGGATCACAATGACTTCGCGGGACATCCATGCCTGAGCAATCACCACGCGGCAGCGCACGACGGTTATAATCAGGACGCCGGCGGCAGCGCTTGCGATGAAGAAAATGCAGCTTTCTTTCATCCGGCACGCCGCCCCAGATCCTCGCCCAGTTGCGCGATGTCCGCCGCGATCTGCGCCTGTCTCGCCCGCAGCGATGCCAGCCTACGGTCGCGAACCTGACTGAATTCATCCGCGCTGACATGGCGCAGCTCGCCGTGCCATGCGGCACGGACCCGCCGCTCTGTCAGTCCGAAGAACCGCGCGACCTCAGAAAAAGCCCGTTTGAGGCCGGATGCGCGACGCGCCGAGACCTCTTCCCGGATCATCTCTCTGAACTGATCGCTGGCGGTGCTACCGGACATGCTGCCGTCCGCTCTGGGTGAAACACCCACGCTCCTGGGTAAAATACCCACGTTCCTGGACGAAATACCCAACATCCTGGATGCCCTCTCTGTCATTGTTACCGGCGTGGACGGGAACAACTGGCAGGAGGAAGTCTGAGAACGACGAACTGGACGATATCTGGGCGCTGCGTGAGAGGCGCCGCCCGGCAGCCGGAGCATTGCTGCTCCGGCCGCTTCGGCCCACCATGGGGTTACCACACCAAACCATGGAGGATTCTGTGACAGCCACAGATCGTGAACTGCTCGAAACACGCATCGAGGTGCTCGAGTTTCGTATCAGACTGCTGTCAAAGATGGTCGCAACCCTGATCGCTGACGGATCACATGATGCGCGAATGCAGGCAGAAATGTTCATGAGCGAGGTAGCCACTCAGACTGACCGACAGATGACCCCGCTTCTGGCGAAGGTCGACTATGAGCATCTTCTCGGACCGCTTCATGATGATCTGGACACGGCAGTTGCGCGTCATCGGCGATAGGAAAAGCATGAACGGCTATGTGGTCGCCCGGCCTGACGATGATCCGCTTCTCTTGCGTGACGGCCCCATTCAGACGGACGCGTCCTTCGAAGATCACCTGCTCGGCGTTCGCGGTTGTGATTATATATGGAGAGTCTCCGAGAACCTCGCAGAGCGGGCCGGCACGCTCCGCATTCCAGACGGCGACGACCCTGTTTTCTGCACGTTCCCGCGCAGTACGCTCACGGCTGGCGGCACGCTCTGCTTCACGCCGGGCGAATTCCCGATGCTCCCATTCTTTCATTTCGGAACGGACGGTAGCTGCCCGCTGTTCGGGAGACAGGTCGTCGCATCTGGGCGAGCGCGCCGCATCAAGGAACTTCCACAAGATGAGACCAATGGCTTTGCGGATGGCGGTCATGGCCGGGGGGTCCCGACAATCCTCCAGAGTCGCCATCCCTCGGCGAACGATATCCATGAACATTTAGTCATCGATCATGGCTGCGGCACTGTCTGGGAGTTGGGGCGCGCAAACAGGTCGGGACGCAGTTCTTCGCGAGGGATGCCCGTTGCAGCCTCCAACTTAATGATGTGCTTGTCTGGGATTTTCTCCCACTTGAGCACCGTCGTGTGAGATCGAAGCCCGAGGACGCGCGAAACACGTGTCGGACCTCCAGCTCTGTCGATTATTGCTCGCGTGTTCATGTCGCTAATGTCGCTTAAAGCGACGCAATTAGTCAAGCGAGAAAAATCGCCATAAGCGACACATTAAAATCATCTTTCTGCCAGGCTGGTTCGATGACAGAGACTCTTGGTCAGCGCCTGCGAAAGCTTCGACGCGGCCGTAAACTCACGCTGGTTGAGGTCGGGGCAGCGATTGATAAGTCGCGGTCATTTATTAATGAGCTTGAGATTGGAAAAAAACAGGGGACGCATAAGACGTTGGCTGATCTAGCGTCATTCTATGGTGTTACCTTGGACTATCTTCAGAATGGGGCTTCTCCGGAGGCGTTCCCTCTCGCACGCATCGAAATGCATGGTGAGCCGCCATATTCGCGCGAGGAGAAAGCAATCGTCGGGCTCTGGCGTTCCCTTGATCTCGCGAAGCGAGATGCCTGGCTCGCTCTTCTTGAGCAGTCTATCCCCAGCACTCCTGAAATTGATTAACTCCCCCATCTCGCTCTCCACCTCAATATGGAGATTCTATACCACAAATGAGAACAAACGTTCTTCTTTAATCTCCGGATGGAGGTTATGCGGGGATTTTGATTGCATCGATATCGGGACAGAAGGTCATACCGTTAGGCTCACGTGGGAGTTGTAATGTCTCTTATGTGCAGATTCTGGTTGCACCTGAACCGCGACTAGAACTTAATAATTACCTGTTGTTTCTGGAAACGTAACGCATTCTCTGTTTGTGTCCATTAATGGCAATAAAAATGGCAATCACACTTAGAATGCCGAATATAATAATTCCAGATATCAGAAGGACCCCCAACATTGCCTTCTATCCTATCGTGGTCTGTTGCCACGGCTAGTAAAATCTATGCCATAGGTCAGATAGCTACTTTCTTGTCGGCTGCTGTAACGGCAATTTGCGTGCTAGCTATGTGGCAGGCTGGCACGATACTTTCGGCCGACTCGGATGCTCGGATTGCTCAAGCTAATGCCAGCGCTGAAAATTCCAAAAATGAGGCAGCAAAAGCCAATTTAAGAACAGAACAGATTAAAGCAAGTGTATCTTGGAGGAGCCTCACGAAGGAGCAATTCGAGGCTATAAAATCAATGTCGTCATCGTTCATCGGGCGCATTTGGATCGTATGCGGTGGCTCGGACCCCGAGTGCCAGTACTACGGAGACGGGTTTTTGCGCGCCTTTAGGGCCGGCGGCGCCGATGCTAACTTCATGTTTGGAATGCAGCCAAATCCTGATCAAGGAGTTATAATTCATACACCCGATACCCAAAAGAATATTCAAATAACCGAGTTAATGCGATCATCTGGAATTACATCTTTTATTTTGAATCCCAGCGAACCATTTGAAGGTATTACTGGCCGCTATATTGGAAGCAATCCACCTAACCCAACTTCAGACAGTTTTGTCATAATTCCATCCAAAAAACCCCCTACTTTTGAATAAGCATCCGGATTGCTCAGTTCATATTAACCGGATAATCGCCCAACTAAGACCCCCGCTCAGGCGGGGCTCTCTTTTAACAGCATCTGGACGCTCACTCGGCATCCGACTTCCGAACAATTAGTGCCTTCAGCAGGAGCACGGGGATATCTCCCGTTTGCATGCCGACCAACCTACGGCAAACAGCGTCACCATAATTGGAGTGACTGTCTCAGACGGGTCTGTCGAGTTCCAGAGATCCCGATCGCCGGCTAATGGCCTTCACTTGGCCAATGCTCTCACATGCCGAATCTTAGTTCCGTGGCGGGATTGTTTGGTCATGACGTTCTCATCTTGAAAGCGTGATCAAAGCAAGATGCGGCGCTCGGGCGACATAAAGAGTGCGAAAAATTTATCGCTATATGTCGCCTTAAGCGACTTTTATATTGACATCGTCAGTCGCTTTAAGCGACATTTTGTCCCATCAACACCTGGCCACACGCTGGCAGAGGAGATGGGATGAGCGCACAGGCAGAGAAAACGATTAGCGGCTGGGAGATCAGATCCAGAGCCCAGAAGATCTCCGACCTATGCGGAGAATTCAGTGAAGTGTTGGCGGCCAGTCCGGAGGTCACGGATCGCACGAAGGAAGCCATCTCTTTTATTTTGATCAATATTCTGAAAAATGCCGATGCAATAAGTAATGGAGTGAGGGAACCACGGGAAGTTGTTTCAGGTTCCGAAAGTAACTTCATGGGCCGTAAGGTCATCCAGATTTGTTCAGTCCCTGTGGAAAATGGACGAGGAAGTCTGGTGTCATTATGTCGTGACGGCACACTCTGGCTTAGTCACCTTGATGGTGACTGCTGGACATTTATTGAGCCTCCTGCGGTTGATACTAGTCTTTTCCGGCAGCGGAGGACCACGCCATGCGCGTGATGACCGACGACCTGCACACCGGACCCCAGGCATCAGCTCCTCTGTCTTCTGGCGTCATTGCAGAGACGACGTGCGTCTTAAAATCGTCATTGCGCCGCGCCCAGTCTCTCGCCCGCCTGCAGCGCGTCATCGCTGACATTCTGGTCAACGGTCGCTACGGAGCGGCAGCTCAGCTGGAGCTGAATAAGGCCTACGTCGCTGCTGATCAGGCCATAGAAGCCGAGCGGGCAGAGATCTTCTCCATGGCTCAGTCAAAGTCGAGGGGGCAGCAATGCGCTCTGCAGTCCTGATCGCAATGATTACGCTTGTCTGTGCCACTCTCTGGCTCTGTGCTGAAGCTGTTCCATATCTGGAGCAGGGCAGGGGGCTGGCATGAATTCGATGCCGATTGCGAAGAACCTCCCAGAACTGTCTCACCTGATCAGTCATCATTCCGGAACGATTACCGGCACGGTGACCCAGACGATCGCGTCCTGGCTTCTTCAAAGAAATCAGGAAAACCGGCCGCTGAACGAAAAAGCTGTCGCCAGATTTTCGGAAATCCTGAAATCGGGCCGATGGCAGAATACTGGCGAACCTGTGATCGTCAGTCGTGAAGGAATGCTGAATGACGGACAGCATAGGCTGACGGCCATTCTGCGAACCAACATAGCAGCGGAGCTTGATGTTCGCTTTGGCGTCCCGCGGGCTGCCTTTCAGGTGACCGGGACGGGAGCAGAGCGGACCCGGGGTCAGATCCTGTCGATCGCCGGAATTACGAATGCAAACAAGTCTGCAGCGGTGGCCCGTGTGGTGCTGATGTATGACCGGCGGATCATGGCCAATAATGGCTTTAAGCCGGATCCCGATATCCTTCTTGAGCTGCTCCGCGGAGAACCGCATATCTCTGAGGTCATAAGGATCTGCGAGTCAACGCGCTTTAACCCGAGGCGATCTGCTGCGATCGTCGGAATTCTTGCTGTTGCAGCGCGACATGCGTCTCTCTGCGACATTCAGAAATTCGCAGACATCAGCGCAGGAGCCGCGTGCCCCTCAGACTCAAATCCGGCCCACAGGCTTTATATCCATATACGTGACGCCGCTCTTTCTCGTGTCCGGATTAAGCAGGTGGAGCTTTCAGCTCTGACCGCTATCTCCTGGAATTCTTTTGTCAATAAACAGGAAATATCGCGAATAAGGCTCGATGAGAATGCCATGACAAGTCAGGGCTTCCCATGCGTTCAGCGGGGAGATCGGGGAGGGGCGGTATGAGCAAAACCGCCGTTGCAGTCCGCCCCGAAACTGTCCCGCTTTATCCGAACCGGGACGAGCACCTTCTCGGGCTTATTTCGCAGTTTCTCAGTATGGCGGACGCTTTTGACGAAGCCGCCGCACACTATCGAAGCGAGGGGTTTATTGCGCCTGCAGATGCCTGGGCAGCGATTGCTGCCGGCTTTCACGACCAGGCAGAAAACCTTCGTAAATCACTATGCCACCGGCATCAGGATTCTTAAATCATGAGCGACACACGAAGCAAATTCACGCCGGGCCTCACTCTTGTTGAAAAGAGAGACCGTGAGGTCTGCGTTTATGACCCGGCAAAGGCCAGTAAGTTGTTTTCCTATCCGGTCATTGCGCACGAAATACGTGTCTACACGTGGCACGGTCACCCGGTCGAGCATGTGGTCCGGCTCGAGAACGGCGTCGAGCTGAAATGCCCTCCCTGCTGGGTCAGCGCGATACCGGAAGATGCAGACGGAGTTGCCATCGGCGGCCATCTTCTCAGTGAGAATATCTGACGATTATATCGTGGAGGATTGAAGATGCCGCGATATCATCTCTCTCTGAAGCCAACGGATTCCGGATCATACGCCGCCGTTCTGATGGACATGCTTTATGGCTGGCCAATCAGGTTTGATCGCTGCTCAAAGGCGCGGATCGATGGAAAGTCGGAGATCTCCGGCGATAGTACCGGCGGTCTGCCGAACTGGAGACTCACTGTCAGTCCAGTCGGGAGCGGTCTCTTTCAGGCTGTCGCTGAGGAAGATCGTGAGTGGCGCATCTTTTTCCCGGAATGCGAGCTGCAGCAGGAAAACGGTGAGAGCCTTCTGGAAGGATGGGCCGAGGACGCGGAGCCGATCGAGACACGGGAAGGCATCGCAGCATGAACAACCTATTCTGGCTCACTTTGACCGTGATCGCATGTCTCCGCATCGCAGGATGGTTTGCAGCGAGATTCCCGGTCTCAGACAATAATGATGATGAATGGTGGATATGGTGAAAATGCGCGAACCGACACCGGAGATGATCGAGGCTGGCCTTCGGGCCTATTCTCGAACCTCACTTGAGGATCTGGCAGATGTCGCAATAACCAATACGCTCAAAGCAGCACTCGCAGCCGCACCCTCACCGTGGCGGCCCGTCTGCGAAGCCCCCGACGATATGCACAATGCCCTGCTGGTCGAGGATGACGGGGAGCCATTTGTCGGAACCAGAGTGTCGGGAGGCTGGTGGAACTATTCCGGGTGTTCTGCCGACCCCACACACTTCATGGAAATCCCCGCTGCGCCAGAACCAGATAGGCCGTCATGACAGAAGAAGCTTTATCCGCTCCTTTCTGGCCCCGGTATCTGAGCCGCCAGGAGGCCGCTCGCTATCTCGGCGTCAGCGCGTCTGTGTTCTCACAGGAAGTAGGGCAGGGATGGTGGCCGATGCCGCGATTACGGGGTGGGAAGGGGGGAAAGTTGACGTGGGACAGGCTTCTGCTCGACCGTTACGCCGATCAGCACTCCGGCATAGGTGTGGGGGAACCGGCGGCCACCGGTTCCCCCGTTCCTGCGGAAGTGCTGGTCATGCCAACTCTTTCGGAGAGAATGAATGCCACCCTCCCGCAGAACCGGTCTGAACGTCGTTACTAAGAAACGACCGGATGGAACCACGCTCAGATACTTTTACGAACGCTCGACAGGTCGATTTCTCGGTCACGACCGGGAAGGCGCCGAACGATACGTGAGAGGAGACGCCGCCGATTGCGAAGCGGGCATCGTGCCCGGATCGATTGGCTGGCTGATTGTCGACTATCTCAGAGATGCAGAGGCATTTGGCACCCTCGCACTCAGGACACGCAGGCTCTATCGAGGATACCTTGACCGCATGCGTGAAGACTGGGGCGACATCCCGCCACAGGCTGTCACCCGGGACGAAGTGAAACAGATCCGTCAGAGACTGGCCGCCACCCCCAGAAAAGCCAACCAGGTTCTGTCCCTCCTTCAGATTCTTCTGGCGAGAGCCAAGGAGAAAGGTCTGGTTAGCGAGAACGTTGCGGAAAACTTTGGTCGTTACCCCACCCGCAAAAGAACGGAGATCTGGACCTTCGATATGGAGGATCAGTTTGTTGCGCGTGCCCGTCCGACGCTGCAGCTCGCTTACCTGCTTCTGCTCTATACGATTCAGAGACCCAGCGACATGCTGCAGATGGAAGCGGGCGCCATATCCGAGCGTGATGGACGCATGTTTATTGCCCTTCGACAGGACAAAACCGGCGCGCTGATAGACGTTCCGGTACATCAGCGACTGGCGCCTTACATCCGGGCGAGACTGGCGGAGATCGACACGGCGCGATCCGCCGAGGAATATCTGATCGCGGGACGCATCGGCCGACGGACCGCAGATCTTCTCGTTCCGAGCCCGCGCGGAAAAATCTGGAGCCTGAGAAACTTTAGCCGGGCATGGGATGCCGTGATGCACAGGCTGGCGCTTTCTCATGCGCGCACACTGTTTCGATCCGGCATGACAAAGGGGGAGGTTCTGGACGAGCTGAAAGGGATGCATCGCCAGCGCCGCGATCTGCGCCGGACTGGTATTGTCAGGCTGGCGGAAGCCGGGGCCACGACTCCTCAGATTGCAGCGATCAGTGGACACAGCATCGATTACTGTCAGCGCATTATCGACACGTATCTGCCGCGACGAACCGAGGTTGCAGTCTCCGGAATGGAAGCATGGGAACGCCATCAGACCCGTGAAGTCTCGAAGATAGTTTCCATTGCTGCCTCTCGCGGACGTCTGATGTGA